CTCTTTAAACCGCTTGGAGGTGTTCAGTATATCATAGGTGACACTCATACGCTGTATGTCATTATTCCTGTCAACCACAGCGAAATCCATCAATTTATCCAAAAAGGCCACACGATACTGAATTGGTAAATAATGCAGGTTCAAACCAGTAAATCCGTCAGCCTCAATGTTTAGTACCAATACCAGCGGAAATCGGTCATAATATGGTAAGTCTGCTTTTGTTTTTGGATCATAGTAAAAGAAATACAAGCCACCATTGTGAAAGTGATTACCTCTATCTTCTTTGGCGATAGTAGAAGCAATGCTTGTAGGATTACTCAAATCACCTATCTTCTTGGTCAACCAACGATAAGCCTCACGGCTCATCGATTGAAGTTCCGAAGCGGTCTTTTGCCTTGCGAGTTGGGTTAATTTTGATGCCATCTACTATTTAGTTATAGTCCGAGATGGTCCTCTGTTATGACTTTGAACTCCCAACCACGATCCAGACAGAATTCGTTGGCGGCTTTCCATTTGGCCTGATTGATACCATAGGTTGCAACTTCTTGGATGTATTGTTTGGTTACTCGTTTGCGTGGTTCTGGTGGCACCGATTGTTTCTTAGGTTTGACTTCTAATAACATGGTCTTTAGTCGACCATCTCTGGTACGCATTTTGACGAGAAAATCTGGAAAGTACCGATGCCATTGGCCATCGACAGGTGACTTGTAAGGTATAATGAGTTCTTCTGAAGCCCACGAGAGAATCTCTGGATTTTTGTCAAGCCAATTCATCACCTTGCACTCCCAACTTGAGCGGTAGATGATATTTTTATAATCCCCAATGTATTTTTGAGGATTTGATGGTGTAAATCGTCCAGTATATGCCATAAATATATTATTATGTATTCTCTATCTAGGACAACCTAATGGCTATCATTTCCATACCAACATCAATCGGTGGTGTATCAATACCTGGTAATCTCATCAATGGTCCTCTTGGTGCATTATTTGGTAATAAATTTGGTATCAACAGTCTACAATATCCTAGGGATTTAGGTTCGGCCACTAAAGGCCATGTCATTCAGTTTTCTATCAACGAAATCGAACCTATTACTTATGAAGAAGCCAAGAAGTTTGTTGCGGTAACAGGTGGTGCCGATTTAAAAGAAAGAATAAACTCAATTAAAGACTTCTTCAGTAAAGATGCACAGAAAACACTAAACTTTAAGCCAAAAAAGAAACGCAAGGTTGCAACGATATCATTATATATTCCTGATACTTTCAATTTTCAATACAATGCAGGTTACGGTAATTTAACTTTGCAACAAGTTACTAATGAATTGGCCACCACTGCTGCAGCTGCAACAAACAATGTTCCTATTTTAGGCACTTTAACTAAAGCGACAACACTTGGTTTATCTATTGCACAATCCAATGCGGCCAAGTTAGCGTTATCAACACAAGGTCTTGCCATTAATCCACAACAACAGTTATTATTTGATGGCATCGATTTTCGCACCTATCAACTTTCATTTACTTTCACACCATATTCACGCCAAGAAGCCGAAACTGTGAAAGAAATTATTAAACTATTCCGTTTTCACGCTGCACCACAAATTACTACGGCAGCCGCAGGTATGTTCTTTGTACCACCATCAACATTTGATTTAGATTTTCTGTTTAATGGCCAACGCAACAATAATGTATCACGAGTGGCAGAGAGTGTTATTGAGAACATCGATGTAAACTATGCACCAAATGGCTGGGCTGCACATGATGATGGTGCACCAGTGCAAACCACATTGACGATGAACTTTAAAGAAATCGAACTCATCGATAAAGATAAGATTAAGGAAGGATATTAATGCAATACTTTGATACCTTACCAAAAGTAGTTCAAACCGATAATGTCGGTATCTCACGAGTATTCACCAACCTCATGGCTCGTGCCAGTATTATACCTGATGTGTTAAAGAACCCTCTCGTATACTATTCATATGACATACAAGAAGGCGACACACCAGAAACGATTGCATACAAATACTATGGTGATTCATATCGTTATTGGATCGTATTGTTTGCCAACGAATTATTAGACCCACAATGGTCATGGCCAATGGATTCTAAAGTGTTTTCGGCTTACATGGCAGAAAAGTATCCGTCAGGTAACACAACAACCACGGTACATAGTTATGAAAAGAAACTGACACAGACTGATAATGACACCAACACAGTCACCATTAATACAATTGATATTAATGAACAAGAATATAATACATTGGTGCCAAATACACGGACATATACGATTGCCAATTCAACGGTGACAGTGCAAACTACCAAACGCATTGTTACTGTCTATGATTATGAAAATGAATTAAATGAATCTAAACGCAAAATAAACATATTAAACTCAATCTACGTTGACCAATTGGAATCACAATTTAAATCATTGATGTCACAATAATATGGAAAATAATTCACAAGTTCCAGTAGTTGAATCTCCTGGTGCATATTATCCACAAGACTATTCGATACAAACTCTTAATCTGTTGACCGCAAGTGGCCAACGGTTTGAGTTGAAGCGTCTATTGGTTGAGATGTCTTATTTTGAGGACATTTATAGCTTTGTTACATCAGGTTATATTACACTGGTTGATTCACAGGGATTTTTAGAACTCTTTCAATTAAGCGGTAATGAATTCATCGAAGTTAATTTTGGCAAAGTTCGTTCTGGTGGTAATCCAACTGACCAGTTATTTCGCATATACAAAACCAGTGACCGCAAACCAAGCGGCAATATGAATAGTGAAGTGTATACATTGTATTTTTGTTCAGAAGAATTATTATTATCTGAACAAACTAAAATTAGTAAATCGTATTCTGACAAAAAGATTTCAGAGATTGTTGAAAATATATTAACCGAAAAACTTAAAGTCAAACAGACTAATATACAACGCATTGAAGAAACCACCGGTGTATACAACTTTGTGGTACCTCGGATGAAACCATTTGAAGCAATTAGTTGGTTGTCTTTGTATGCACGACCAAAACTAACAGGTACCGTTGGCGCTGATATGTTGTTCTTTGAAACAAAAAATGGTTTTAATTTTAGGTCATTACAGTCTATGTTCCGTGATGACATCTATGGCACCTATCGGTACCAGGCCAAGAACATTGATGATAAGGTGCAAAACTTTCAAGAGAAAACGGTGACTGTGCTTGATTATGAGTTTGTTAAGACATATGATTCATTGAAAGACATCAACTCTGGTACATTTGCTAATCGTTTAATTTCAATCGATCCATTAGCACGCAAATACAATGTGGTCAATTTTAACTATGAAGAATATTTTGATAAAAAGAAAACAGCATCGCTCAATGATAATGGCATATTGGTCAAGTTAAAGAATAGATTAGGTATTACACAGAATCAATCGTATGATTCTCGTATCAAGGTATTGACTACAAACACCAATCAAAACAATTTACAATATGTCAAAGAAACTCCTGGTTCGGTGGCCAAAGATGTGGGTATTGAAAACTATATTCCTTTACGCACAGCACAACTCAGTTTAGCCAATTACACCGTGGCCAAGATTACGATACCTGGTGATCCTGGTATCACCGCAGGTCGAACAATTGATTTTAATCTATTAACACTAAAACCATCAAACAACAAAAAAGAACTGGATAGATATTATTCGGGAACTTATCTAGTTACAGCAGTGCGCCATATCATTACATCGGCTGGTTCATATCAGACTGTATTGGAAATTGCCAAAGATAGTTCACCAACAGCCTATTCTAATATTAATAACGATAGCGTTGAATTTAGAGAAGCGGTAAATGAATAATTTTTTAGGTAAAGACGGATTCATATGGTGGTACGGTGTCGTAGAGGACACCAATGACCCACTCAAAGCTGGCCGAGTGCGTATTCGTATCTTTGGTTGGCATACTGATAATCTACAAGAATTACCTACAAAAGATTTACCGTGGGCTCAACCAGGTTTATCACCAAGTAATTCTAAAACATTTAGTCCACCACGACTAGGCGATTATGTGATGGGATTCTTCTCTGATGGAGAATCAGCACAGGCACCGGTATTGTTGTCGGTATTTCCTGGCTTTGAAACAACATACGACAAATCAAAAGGTTTCTCACCACAAAGTAGTTTAGTACCAGCTCAACCACCCGCAGGTCAAATACAGTATCAGGTTGGTCAACCAACATTGGCGCCATTGGCACGAGGTCAAGTAGCCAATACGGCTATCTCACAGGCAAACTCTAACCTTGCTCATGTATGTGATATACCAGCCGGCATTAAATTTGAGATAGCAAAACTCACTATATCAGTT